TATAGGAAATATCTGCGTTCAAACCGACATCAGTTTGAGCTGGAGAACCTGCACTTTGAATTTCAAATACAGCATCAGGGTCATCTATTACGAATGCTTTAATATCGGACGATACAGTTCCATCAGGGAAGTGAGAACTAAAAATAGTTTCACCTGAAGAGTTTGTAAAAGTACAACCTCTAAATACACCAATGGACTCATCACCAGCAGCGGCTACTAAAATAGTACCTGCGTTGGTCATTTTTACTAAATCGCCAGAAAAAATATTCCCAGAAGCACCTGAGGCAATTGCGTATTCTGTAGTTCCACCATTTTGGACTCCAGAACCTAATTTACCTACTACTCGTGCTCCGAAAGGGGCATTTTTGTTAGCCATAATAAGTCACCTTATATTTGTTATTAAAGTTTAAGCGATCAACTACGTTGACCACCGCCAAAAGTTACTTTGCTTGATCTCTGAGGATTTAACATCGGAGAACTTGGATCTGATTCCTTCATCATATCGTTATCTACAGCATCTTGCTGAGTTTGTGCACGTTGGGCATAGTAGGAGTTCCTTTCCTCACGTGTTTCATTTGGAATCTTAGCCAATAGCAAACCACCTCGTGCAACAACTCCTGCGTGTTTACCTTGTTGTAAAGTGTCAAAACGATCTTGGTCAGAACTATCTAACTCGTCAGATCTTACTAGGTCGAAACCTTCGCTTAATCTTGAAGTTATATTCTTACGATCTTCTTGGCCTACAATTTCGGCTCTGATCCACCTGTAAGTATAACCTTCAGGTGCAGGAGGAGTATCCAACGTAGATGGTGGGCTCCATGGTTTGCGAGCTTCTTTTTTAGCTCGAGTGTCGGCAGAACGTGGTGTTCTGTTTAAATCTTTGTTATCTTTTTCTGTCATAACTATTACCTTTTAACATATTTTGCGTACTCTGTTAAGGGTACGTTTAATCTTTTTGCCATTTGAACTTCTGCTGGCGACAACTTAACTTGTCTTTTTGAGCTAGTATTACCAGCTACTCTGCCTGCTGAAGCCACCTTTTGTTGAGGCTTCGATTGGTTAGAAGGCTCTTCAAACTTGTGCGGAAACTCTGCTCTTAATCTTTTATCAACTTCATTATAGTATTCATCAGATGAAGCATCATATCCTTGTTGAACTAATTTTTGATCTATTGAAAAGGCTGCAAGAGTCATAATTTCATCTTCACCAAACCAGCTATTGTTCTCTACCCATTTTTCTTGTTTTGCATCAAGTTTTGGTGGTGCTTGGTATTGGGGTGCTATTTGTTGAACATTTTGTTGCGGTTGCCCGTTTATGTTTACTGGTGTTTCTTGAACTTGTTGTTCAATAGCCATTTTAGAAGTATTAACTTTGTTTTCTTCTACGGCTATCTTAGCTAAAACCTCTTGTGCTTTTGCAACTTTATCAAAGTCTTGAACTTCATGAGCTGACTTAAGTGCAGACATAGCTTGTTGTTTTTGTGACTTGAGCCTATTTTCAGCTTCCATCAAATAAGATCTATCTAGGTTAGAACTTTTTGCTTTTAAGTGTTCGTTCTCAACAGCAGTTCTTTTTGCATACTCATAAGCAGATTCTTGACCTCTTTCTGCTTCCCTTAACTTTCTTGTAAGATTGTTAATTCTTTTTTGCACACTCTTAGAATAGTCTTCAAGCTCTTCTTCTTTTTTTTCTTCGGGTGCATCAGAAACATCTTCTAATTTTGCTTCTGCTTCTTCATCCACAGACTCCATAGGAATCTCTGTTTTTGGTTTTTCTTCCTCTATAGGATCTAATTCAACAATCTCGCCTTCATCGACTGCTGTTTCTTCTATTACCTTTGCGTTTTCTTCAGACATATTTTCTCCTTATACTGCAAGAATATCATCAGGATCAAGTATGGTAGCTATCACTTCATCATCGTTAATGATTCTGCATTCAGATTCATCACCTAACTTAAAGCGAGCACCAGCATATCTGCCAATTAATACCCATTGTTTTTCCTGGCACCATGGTTTTGCAAATTTACTTGCATCTGCATAGCAATCAGGACCCATTTTTACCACATAGCCAACAACTGTAGCTAGAGATTCTCTATCTACGGTAGATTGTACTAAGTGGATTCCGCCTTCTGTGACCGCTTTACCTGCATAAGGTAAAATCAAAATACGCCATCCTGTAGGTTGTGGCATACGGTCTATTAATGATTTTTCTAATAAAGTTGGGTCTAGAACCCGTGCAGACTCTTTTACGTATGCAGGGTTTTCTTTGACTGGTTGTGGACCACCATCTTCTGTTGGTGTTTCAACTATTGTTTGTTTTTCTTTTTTTAAGTCATCTTCGATTGACTTTGCAACATGATCAGGGACTTGTATCTTGCTCATCTTCTTGTGTTTTTCCTAGCAGTTCTCTAAAAATGTTTTCTGCATCGGCTAGAGAACTGTAACGGCCTCGCAGATATTCATACTGAGAGAAGTCTTTACAACCAGACAGCATAGCGTCTTTCGTATCTTCTCTTCTAGCTTCAAGTTCTTTTAAAAACTTTTCAGCAAGCCAAACTGACGACATTAATAAATGCCTGAAAACTTGCCACCAAACTCGGCGGCACCCATACCTCTTGCTTTTCCTTTACCCATACCTGGTTTAGCTTTTGTATTAGCTGAAAAAGTACCAGCTTTAGTTTTAGTAGATGCACTACCTTTATTGCTATAGCTGTTTTTATTCTTTAATACTTTGGGTGTTTTCTGTTGACTTATGTCTGTTCTTTTAATCATGTGTTTTATTATGTTGGTTGATTTTTAATTTTGCAAGGATTAATTTTTATTTTGCATTTCTAATAATTTAAATCGTGCTTGCTGTTCTAGTCTAGCTCTAGCAGTTTCATCACGCAAATCTGCTATATCTTCCATAGATTCTATTCTTTCTTTATCTACGTTAATTCTTCTTTGTGCATCTAATGACTTACGTTTTTCTTCTTGTAAGAACTGTTGTTGTTCCATGGATAGCTCTTGACCTTTCAATGCAAGTTCTTGTTTTCTTATGGCTACTAACGGATCTTCATCACTAGGATCAGAAACTTTCTGACTGTATTCTGCAATCAACTCTGCCATGATAGGTGCAGAGAACTGAGCAAGTAAGTCACCAGCTTGTGCAACCATTTGCTGTGCTTCTGCGGGATTGGCTTGTTGAGCTTGTTGTTGTATTTGTTGAAACTGTTGCATCACCTCTGGTGGCATTTGTTGTTCAGCCAAACTATCTGCTTTCATTTGTAAATGTTGCATAATGTGTGAATGTATTAAAGCTTGTACTTGTGCGTTCATTTGCACTGGCGGTGTCTGTAATAAAGCCATATGTGTTGCAATATGAGCATCATGGTTCTGTTGACCAAATGCTTGAGCTTGTTGACCTAATAAAAGTTTATTGTTTTCAAACCCTGCCTCTATAGGACTAGGTTGAGTCGGTGGTGGTGGCGTAAGTATTTTTTCTACGTTATCAACGCCTATAGCTGCATACATTCTTTTGTAAGATTCGTATATACCAGTTGGCCCATGCACATCTGGATTGGACTGCACTAATGCCATCATTTCTTGTGCCATAGCAATACGTTGCGATTGACTGAATATATCTGGGTTTGAGATAGGGAATATATCTATCCTATCATCAAAGTCTGATAGTTTTATTTCAGAGTTGCCACCTGCTATTGCATAAGGATATTCAGGCGGTAAGTATTCTTTAAATACTTGAGCTAATAATCTAAATTCTTTTTTCTGTGAATTGTGTAGTCTTTTGTGTATAGCTGATAAAACCTTTGTAGATCTTTCAAGTAAAGCAAGAGTAGTACCTACAGGTGCATTAGGATTGCCTTTACCTGTATTAATCTCAGCAATAGATGCAAACTTTTTACCACCGTCTACTAATATACCTAGAAGGTTTAATAAAGTACCGCTTGGCTCTTTAAAAGGTAGTGGTTGGATAGATTCTCTAAGTGATCCGCCAGGAGCATCAACGTCTCTGAACTCTCCAGGTTGTATTGGTGTATCTTCATCTCTAATTCTTATGCCACGAGTCTTAAAACCAGCAGGTAAATTAGCTAGGGTACCAGCGTCAATTAACTGTCTTAGTATAGATGTAGATGCTTTAGATAAACCACCTATCATGTGCGTTAAACCAAAGCCGTAGAATCCTAGGCCAGGTAAGAACTTGAAGTGAACAAAGTATTCAACTTTATTTTTAAGTGGATCTTGTTCAAGAAAGTTTCTACGAATAGATAGTATTTCACTAGAATTAACATCAATAGTGACTATGTAAGGCAGTTTTACGCCTGTTGCTTCACCAGAGTCATCCATGTCTTCAAAACCATCTAGCTCTAAATTACAATGCACTTCATACAACATAGATACTTCACCATCATCATAAGAAGGCTCCATACCAGATAACTTGTCTATTTCTTCTTTTACATCGGATGATTCAATATCATCACCGTAATCTATATCTACTTTACGGTAAAACCCAAGAGCTTGTAGTTTTCTAACTTCATTCTCTGGCATTTTAATAACATTGGTGATTCTAGGACATGATTCTAGATCTGTGGTGTAGTAAGGTACGATTAGGTCTTCTGGGGCTACAAACTTAGAAACAGCTCTACCAAGGGCTTCATCGTAATACACTTTCTTAAATGCAGAACCTGCAAGAGGTAGGTAAAACAACATCTGATCTAACTCTTCATCAAACTCTTCCATAACATGAATAATTTGATAGTTCATAAACTCTTTGACTCTTTGGGCTTGTTCTTCAACGCCACTATCGTAGGCACCAATAACTTGTGTTTTTACGGGTCCACCAGAGGGTAATAATTCTTTGTATGCTTGTGCTTGGAAAGTAGTAACTGCTTCACCTAGTAAAGGATGTATAACACCAGAGGCACCTTCAAAAGGTTCAGACCTTTCATCGTCAAACTTCATACCTAGGTATTTAAGACCATCTGTGTAGGTTCTTTCCCAATCTTCACGAGATGATTTGTCTTTCTCAATACCATCCATAAGTTGATTGGATATTTTAGCTAGATCATTGTCATCCATAGATTCAGCTAAGTTCTCATCAAAGCCTGTATCTATTTGTTCTTGCATACTAGATTCTAAGACAGCACTGCCATCTTCTTGCATAACAAAGTCTTCCATATTAGCTTCTTCGATTGCAGCCAGTGCTACTTCCATACCTTCATCACCTAGTGGGACTTGGTTTTCTTCGTTAAGTACGGTTGGGTTGATGTCTTTTTCTATTGCCATTAATAATATACCCTTCTAACTGGTGCTTTATCTTGATCTGAATAGTCATCATCGAGAGAGACTAAACCACCCTCTCTAAATCTCATCAGAGCTTGAGTCATAGTATCACATAAATCATCATTTTTACCAAAGGGAAAAGCTGCACACTCTTCAATCATCTCTTCGGCAAACTTTTTTTCTGGAGCATAAACTAATTCAGATTCAAAGATAGGTGCAACTGAATGCATCCTGGTTGATTTATCGTGTCCTCTTGTAGGTGAATA